ACGTCCTATAGCTAATTTAGTCCTATTTCTTTTTAACAACCTTATTATCCTTTTAGCTGAATTGATACTTCTTTTTAACCTTGGAGGAATTCTTTTTAATCTGTTAAGTATTTTTTGAAAATTATTTACTGATCTAAGTAGGTTGTTTCTTGTTTTTGCTATACTATTAAGTTCTTCTTTAGTCGGGCATTGATTAGCAAATTTACTTAACAGATTAGTAGCTTCGGTTTGAACTTGTGCTTCTATACTACCTCGTAACCTTCCTAATTGGTTAGCTATTATAGACGATATGTTAGAAGCTAGAGGCATTACTCAGTATATACTTTTTTAGATTTTAAACTTGAGGGACCAGTAGGGTTTATTAAATTTCTTAATGCTTTAATAACTGGTTTAGCTGCTAAACCTCTTTCATTTAGATTAGGTATAGCATGTCCTTTAATTGTTTTAGCTTTAGCCATACTGCTAGCCATATTATCTAATAAATTTAAAAGATTAGATAAAAATCCTTCAAGTTGATTACCTAATATCAAAGGTTCTTTTGTAGATCCTACTGCTTTTCTTGATTTCAACCCTAAAAATATTTGAGAACCATCAAGACACATATAATCTTTTGAATCTAAATTTATACTTGTTAATGAAGTTAAACCTATAGATTCTTTACTTGTTAGTTGAATATCATTATTTCTACTGTTTAAAAATAATCTATCAGCGTTGAATATTATTTGACTACCTTTAAATTCACTAGCTTTCGTAGGGGCTTCGTCGTAA